ACCAAAGTCAAAATGATTTACTAAGAGAAGAAAAAGAAAATGAAATTGCACAAAATGACTTAATGCGTGAGGCATTGGGACAACTATACTCAACTAAAATTATTGAAAGCACTTCAACCATCGGAGACAATTGGAATGACTTGGGATTATTCCCTGGCAGTGAAGGACAGGAACTTATACTTACTGAAAATTTAGATAAAGAAATGATTAGTAAATTAAGTCTTGACCAATTTGATAGTTTATTAAAAGCACTTGTAGAAAACCCAGTTAACTTTTCACGTATTACTAAATCATTATTAGAAAATCCTACTAACTTGAATGTTATCAAATCGGCTGACCAAGAAGATATTGAACTTGCACAAGCAAAATATTATGAAGGAAGAAATAATAATTTAAGTATGATGAATGCACAAATGACTATCAAAGGAGACCCATATTGGGTAGATAGCGTGTATTCTCCTTCTATGATAAAAGCAAAATACGGCAATGCAAATGCACTTGATGAATATAAAATGCATTCTACGAATATTAATGGAGTAAATTATCTTATCTTAGTTACAGATAAAGCAGAAGGCGTTTATTTAAATAACCCAGAGAGAGTAGGACTAGATGCAGAAAATTATGATGGAATAAAAAAGACACGACTAATGACTAGTGTATATTCTGTTAACTCAGTTATTAGTTCATTCAGTGGTGGATTATTTACACAAACATTACAAATGGTAAAGATACCAGCGGCGGAAGAATTTCAAACAGTAGATGCAGTACTAGGAGCTCCTAATCCAGAATTAATGTCAGACGGTTATTTTCAATTACCAGTACAAGATAGATTAGGACTCAATGATGGAGGCGATGCTGTTGTGAATCCAAATGCAAAAGAAGACGCGGAAGCAAAAGAATTTGCAGATGATATAGTTGCACCACAGGGCGCAGGTACTGGAATAACACCAGAGGGCGATGTGTATGTAGTTGATATAGATGGTGCGGGACCGCATGCGGTCATGGCATTACAAACTGCAACAAATAACTTTCTTGAACCTTCAAACCAAAACGATTACGCAGTTCCAAATGAATCAGTTGCAAAACAATTAGCACTTGCTAGACAACAGGCCGAGGGACTATGTGCATTAGGTCATGAACAATCTTGTATTGCGGTACAACAATCTGCACAAAAGATTGCAAAAAGATTAGCAGACGATTATCAAACAGGAAATGAGTCAGTATCGGATGCAACTCGAAATGCTTACAATGAAGCCATAGACGAAGGTTATACTGTAACAGCACAAACTATGGCAGAGATAGACCACGCACTTGAGGCAACTGAAAATGCAACCGTGGGAACAACTGTAACAGGATTAGACCAAGAAGCACTAACTAAGGTAAACGAAGCAAATCGAATAGAATCAGAACGATACCTTAAAGGCGAGGATGATATTATAAAAGATCCACAATCAATAATGTCTGATTTAGAAACGATAGATGTGAATGACCCTAACACAACCAATGCAGAAAAGGCGGCAAGTATCAATGGTGCCGCGTCAATTCTTGACGGTACTGTTCCAATAGAAAATCACGGACATCAGGTAAACGTAGAAAGTTACCGAACAGGACTTGGCACAAGAAATTATTCAGTTGATGTTGGGCTTAATACTCTTACAGTAAACGAAGCAGACAAAGTTTCAGCATTGAACCAAAAAGCCATTAATATTATCGATGGCAGAAGTTTACATGATTTAACAGACCAAGAATATTCGGAAGTCAAAGCAATAGAAAGCACTATTGATACAATTACAACAAACGCAACCTCAGGAACTAGAGGAGAGGCAATAGATGCATTGAAGAAACAAAAGAAATTAGAGTTGCTAAATGAAAAAGAAGCAGAACTAAAAGACACAGAAGAAAGATTAGAGAGTTGGTATTGGACAGAAGCAGGAAGAGAAAGTGACGAAGAACTTGCATCTAAATTACAAACCGAAGTAAATGATATAAGAAGTGATTTAAGTTCAACCGATGGTGTAACTACTGGTATAATACCAGTTGAAGAAAATGGCGAAATTAAATATGAAAATGTTGCAGTACCAATCAAAGAACCAAATGCTACTGCACCTATAATAGTAGTTGAAACACTTGGTGATAGGACTGGCACATCAATTTCTAACAGTAATATAGTTGATGCAATATCAGACGGAGAAGTGTCTGCTTCACAAGTTGCACAATATACTAATGCAAAAGATGTGTACAATGATATATTAACCAAAGTTGAAGCGGCACCAAGAACAACATTAACAGAAACTTTTGATGGAGAAACTTACACCTCGCAAGTATTAGATTACAGTGCAATTGGTCCTATAACATATAGAGACTCTTCAGGAACAATACAAACGATAACAGACCCAGTAACACATTTTGGATTAGTCGATTCAACTGCGCCTGTTGGATCATTTGAATATTATAAACCTGGACTAAACCCAATGAATTTAAAAAATACAATAGCCAATGAGTACCCAGATATTGCGGTAACAACTGCATCGGGAGTTGCAAATGAAGATAGTAGAAACCCAGAAACTGGTGCATTGCAAATAGGCGTTCGATTTAATGCCGCTGATTTTGTGATAGTTAACCCACCAACGCCGTAGGAAATAGAATGAAGACTAACGAATTTAATAATGAGTATTCAACTTTCAGTAAGTTGTTTGATGATGGAAGACATGATATGGATAAAACATATTATACTCCGTATACCATTGACCCTAAATTTGGTGAACAAAAAGAAGTATGGCCTAATGCTTGGCCTACAAGAACAGACTTAACAAATTTTGAAGATTTCGAAGAAGAAATAATTCCTATATTCGGTGATAGTTTTATGTTTGGCGATGGGTTACCAGAGAAATGGTGCTTGAGTGCGTTATTGAATAAAAAAGATAAAAATAAGTTTTGGATAAATTTAGCAAAACCTGGTTCTGGAAACGAAACAATAATGCGAAGATTAGAACAATGGACAAATGAACCAAAGTCTAAACAGACAAAAACTATTGTGTATAGTATGTCCTCGATGATGAGACATGCATGGTATATGAACATTTTGTCACCTGGTATAGACAAACCAACTAAGCCAATATACAATGAGCTACTAAGAGCTTGGGATACAAATGCAAATATTAATCCAAATTTAGGAATAAGAAAAATGCCGATAGTTGATCCAGAAATTCTATGGGAACTACCAGAAGCATCGCAAGAGTTTCATACAAATTTTAACAAACGTAGTGCAAAAGCCCAAAAAGCATTAGACGAATCTTGGGCGGCGCATATGCTACATATTAATACTAATGCAAATTCTTTTATTAAAAATGTTGAGATAATATTAAGACGATTGCATTGGTTAACTCTTGCAAACAAATGGAATATTATATTTGTTAATATAGGATTTTGGGAACAGTATAATATTTTACCAGATGCAATGGAATTGGCAAATAAATACATAAATGATATGAATACTTTAGACAGAAAAGTAGAAATTATCAATACACCACTTGATTATAGTAGGCTAAGTTGTGGGCATTTTGATGAAATTGCGAATAAAGATTTAGCTAAAAACATACATCAAGCGTATAGGAAAATAAACAATGGCTAATCAATCTACTATAGGAAACAGTCTTGCAAAATCTCTTTTGAGCAATCGAAAGTCGCAAGAAAATCCTATTTTACAGAATATTAAAAGTGGCATATATAAAGCCATAACTGTTGGAGGAAAACCAGATCCAGAAGGACGAGGACGTATAGCGGCTTATGTTCCTAAATTGGGCGGAGATCCAGATGAGCCAATGTATTTTATGTATGCAAGTTCTTTCGGAGGCTCAAACTCTCAAGGTTCATATGGTATGTTCTCTGTCCCACCAGATGGCGGAGTTACTATATTAGTTTTCTTTGCAGATAACGGAAATCTAAACGAAGGTTATTGGTTCGCAGTTGCACAAGAAGTTCCCGGCACTGTACCAGGTGGTGCGGCAGGTACTGCCAATCCTGACGGCAGTGGAATGGGTGAAGGAATTGCCAAAGATGTTAAAGTTGCAAAGTCTACACCTAACACATTAGCAGAATTACAAAATACAGATGAAGCAGACCAAGGAAATTCTAACAGAAATGTAAACTCAGCAAGTCAAGGTATATTTTCTGATAATAAACGAGGACAATCTACTGCAAGTCCATTACGTGATGCAAACTATGAAACAACGCAACACTCAAAAGTTTATGGCTGGACTACACCAGGTGGTAATGGAATTACAATGGATGATGGGTCTGTCGGAGACGATGGCACAATACACCCTAATCAAATTAGAATTTCGACAGGTTCAGGCGCACAAGTTATTGTTGATGGCACAAATGATTTTGTATATGCAATCAATAGTTCAGGTTCCGGTTGGGTTGAAATTGGAGCAGATGGTGAAGTGATGGTTTATGCTGAAGGATCATTGTCGATGCGTACAGAAAAAGATTTCAATCTACGTGCAGATAAAAATATAAACCTTGAAGCTGGTGAAAATATTAATCTACATGCTATAAACAATTATAATATTAACGTAGATAATCAAATGCATACTAAGACTATTGGTTCGCAGTTTTATGAAAGTGGTGGGTCACTACATCAGAAAGTTGAAACAAGTATGTATGTTTCTACAGTTAATGGCAAGCTACATCTTAATGGTCCTATGGCTTCTATCGCTTATGATATACCATTAGAAACACAACCAGATATTCAGAATTTAGAAAACACAGTAATTGAAAAAAGTATTATACCTAAATTCCCAACACATGAACCTTTCTTGCGTGGTACAGAAACAGTACAAAAAGCCGCAGATGGGTCTACGCCTGGCGAGAATAACAACGAAACACAAAACGCTGGTAATGAAATAGCAAGTGATCCAAATAGTGCATCTGGACAAATGGATGCCGCAAATCAAGATTCAAATGAAACATCAAACGAAGATGTTCCTGGGCTTCCTCCCGGAGAAGGCTTGGCATCTATACGTGCAAGTAATGGAGTAGGCTGTCAGGTTGCGGCAATATTCCAATCTAACTTCCAAGGATTAATTGATGATTTAGAAGCAACCGGATACGTTATTAAAACATTGGGCGGTTACTGTAATAGAAATCAAAGAGGTGGTTCAAGACCTAGCTTCCATGCAATGGGAGCCGCAATAGATATTAATGCATATGCACCAAACGGATATGCACGAACAAGACCAGCTGGTTGGAATCCAGGCGTGACTAGAGGCACAGACCAAGGCTGTGACTTCCCACTTAACATCGGTGAGATAGCCGCAAGGCACGGTTTAGGTTGGGGCGGAAACTGGAGTGCTCCATGGGATCCAATGCATTTCTCAGCCGCAAGTGCAGAAAGAGGCGCATACCGATTAACTCGTTCATACAGTGTAGCAGATAGTTCTTCTGTTACAGGAACAACCGCAGTGAGGTTAGCGTAATGTTATTTGATAAAAGAAAAGGGTCATTGCTAAATTATATTCAACTTCCGTTGAATGTTGTAACTCCTAATGGCACTTATTTAGGTACGGGCTACAAAGAAACCGGTGAGCCTACTTATATATTATCACACGTTAGATTGACATGCTTTCCAATAACAGATTTAATATTCAGTGAAATGAGTAAGAATGCAATCATTGATACAAACAAACCTATGTTAGAGATAACAGATGATACTGTTGGGTTTGGTTATAAAATAACAAATACAGAAAAGCGTTATGGATATATAACCGTTGCCTCACAGAGAATAGACATAGGTACAGGCAAAATTACAAAACCAATGGCAAACTTTATATTAGAAAAGCAATTACGTAATATAGGAAATGTTTTAGAAAAGTTTGTTAAGAAAGAATTATCTCAACCACAATTTGATGCATTGTTATATTATTTCTTCAATGAAGGCGTTGATAAAATTGAAGGACATCCTATCATTGCATTGATTAATAATGAAAAATGGTATAATATTACAGATGAAATTCAGACTAATATTAAAAAGAATAACGGCCAGATTAATGAAAAACTAGCCGCTATGAAAATTAAAACTTCTAAGATGTGGAGTTTTGTTCCTGGCTTTAGTTAGGCTACCTCTTTAAAACCAAAATTAGCAACTACTGATTGCTTGCCATCTTCATCTTCCACAATGTCACCAACACTAACACTGTACATACGAGACAAACGCTCAATGTCTTCTTCTGGGCCCATGTTCCCTACATGAAACACGCCCTCTAAACTATCAGCAGTGATGTTACTAACATGCGTGTAGTATCCACGATTGAATGCATCCCGGGCAACCATACCTGTGTCATTCTTTGAAAAATTCATATCTAATTTCAATGATTGCTTATGAACAGCATCATGTCCTTCTTCATTGATTAAATCAATTTCTGCATCTGTAAGATGAATTTGATATAACTTGTATTTCATATTAGTAACCTCTCTGTTGATTATGTAATTAATATAACACGATTCGCTAGTTTGTCAAGTTTTAGTCTAAACGTGAACCACAAGAAGCATTAAACCCAGCAGAAGACATTACATCTGCATATGCCTGAGCACCTGCTTCTTTAACATCAACATTTTGTACGTTAACTTTACCTGGATTCCAGATTTGCCACGCTTTGCCAGTCCAATCTTTTGAAAATCCCATAGATTCTAACACTCTACGTTCTTCTTTACCTAGCTTAGTATTGCCCTTATTTTCAGGACGAACAGTAACCCATGCAAAACCACAGGGATAATTGTCCTTACCACCTAGTTTTGAATTGAAATAATCTAAAGAAGCCTGATTTGCTTTTGATTCTGCTAACACACTTAGTTCTTTTACTGTCATTGTAGTCATATTTAAACCCTCTCTTTATTGAATATACTATTATTATACTACGATTCGCTAATCTGTCAAGTTTTTAGCCATAAAAAAACGGGTTAAATTGCATTTAATTACATTTTAACCCGTTAAGTATTAGACTACTTACTGATTTTCAGGTCTTTCATTGATAATTTTATCAATTAACCCGTATTCTAGTGCCTCTTCTGGGCCCATGAACTTATCACGTTCCATATCACTATAGAAATCTTCATAAGTTTTGCCTTTAGAGTTATGTTTTACATAGATACTAGTCAAACTTTCTTTAACTTTTAAGATTTCTTTGACTTGAATTTCCATGTCAGTTGCCTGTCCACCGGCGCCGCCACTTGGTTGATGTATCATGTGTCTTGCATGAGGTAACATAAATCGTTTGCCGGGAGCTCCCGCAGTTGCCAATAATGAACCCATGCTACATGCTTGACCTAAAACCATTGTTGAAACATCTGGTTGAATGAATTGCATAGTATCATAGATTGCCATTCCGGCTGTTACTGCTCCGCCTGGTGAGTTGATATAAAAATGTATATCTTTTGTTGGGTTTTCTGCTTCTAGGAACAGAAATTGGGCACAAAGTAAGTCAGACTGATAGTCATTGACTTCACCTGTTAAGAATATAACTCTTTCTTTTAACAAACGTGAGAATATATCAAAGCTACGTTCTCCGTTTGCAGTTTGGTCTACGACCATTGGTACTAAGTTTGGCATACTTTTATTTATTCTCCATTTGTATTTGATTAAATTAATAATAACAGAAATTACAACAAAAGTCAATACAAAAAGTACGAAGTTTATATGTTGATAAATACTCTTAATAAGTATAGAGAGAACATTATGGCAAGATTTATAGGTTTCAGTACTAAAAACAAAAGTGCAATCAATCATACTCTAACTGGAAAAGAGTTAGTAGTAGAAGATTTATTGAATAATATCATGACTCGCAAAGGCGAAAGAATTATGATGCCTACTTATGGGTCGATTATACATGACCTTATCTTTGAGCCGTTGACCTCTAACATAAGAACACTTATTGAAGAAGATTTAACGAACATCATCAGCGATGAACCTAGAGTGAATTTAGAGTCCATTAACTTAACTGAAGGTGAGCATACAGTCACAGCATCTATTAGTGTCGCTATATTACCAGATAATGAGCCTGTAACACTAACAATAGATTTAAAGAGAGAATAAAAAAATGAGTCAAGAAAGAATAGATAACTTATTTGCAAGTGAAAGCTGGACCAGTGTATACACTGCTTTCAGTAACGTGAGTTTGAAGTCTTATGATTTCGATACAATACGTGAAAGTTTACTTGCGTACATCAATAAGACATACCCAGAAAAATTTAATGATTTTATAGCAAGTTCTGAATTCATTGCGATTTTAGACCTTGTAGCATACTTAGGACATTCACTAGCATTCAGAAGTGATATGAATACACGTGAAAACTTTATGGATACGGCTGAACGCCGTGAAAGTATTTTACGTATGGCTAGAACACTTGGTTATACAAAGACACGACCAATCAATGCAAGTGGTATGATGAAAATCACAAGCGTCACAACTACAGAAGATGTAGCAGACAACGAAGGTAACTCTCTCGCCGGCAACGTTGTTAACTGGAATGACTCAAATGATGTTGACTGGTATGAAAAATTCATTACTGTTTTAAATTCTTCATTCAATAAAAATACAAAAATTCAAGATCCTAGTGCAAGTTTGAATATCGGCAATGTTGAAAATTACTTATATGAAGTAAATGAGAACAAGAATTCTAAATCTATTGCATACGCATTCACATCGAATGTAGCAGGTGCCAATAGACGGTTTGAGGCTGTAAGAGCAAGTATCGAAAATAATAAGATTATAGAAGGTGCTCCGCTCAATGATAAAAATTTCACAATCATTAATAGAAATGATAACTTGGGACCTGCATCAGACAGAACAGGTTTCTTCGTTCTTGCTAAAGCAGGACAACTGCAATTTGAGAACTTTAGATATGGAATAAAGGCATCTAATAGAGTAGAAACATTAACAGATGCAAACGTTTCTAATACTGATGTTTGGTTGCACAAATTAGATAGTAACTTAAATTATAAATCAGATGTTACTAAAGTTGACAATGATACACGTGAAACTGCAATCTACAATTCACTTAGAACTGGAAATGGCGACCTTGTAAATATCTCAACTGGTATTAACAATACAATCGAACTTAGATATCCAGACGGTATATTCGGCAATGCGGCATTCGGTGATTATAGAGCATGGTTTAGAACTTGTACAAACGAAAACTTTTCTGTAAATTCAGGCGATATTTCAAACGTTACAATATCTATCCCATATACTGGTGCAGATGATAAGTCATACAGACTTACAATTACAATGGCAAGCACTAAAGACTTTGGTGAAAACTTTGCGGGTGAAACATTCACAAGCGTAAGAAGAATTGCACAGAAATCATATTACGCACAAGACAGAATGGTCAACGCACAGGACTATAATGTATACCCATTAACATTAGGTAACAACATTGTAAGAAAGCTGAAATCAGTAAACACAAGTTATGCAGGCAATTCTCGTTACTTTGAAATGGATGACGTTACCGGACATCACTCAAACTTAAGCATTACAGGAACAGATGGTTCTGTGTTTGTTGAAGACGAAAGCCTAAACATGTCATTGTACTTTAATAGGACTAGTGGCAACAGCGATGATTTTATTAGAAATGAACTTTCAAGAGCAATCGGACATCCGTCATTGTTTAATAAGTTTTATCATTTATACCGAGACGCGGCTAGTATTAATATTGACGTAAATGAATTATATACAAAAAGCCCATTAAATAATTTACAAATCGAAGGCACTGCGCCTTGGAATATAGAACAAGGTGACTATGTAAAAATACTAGGAGAGTCAAGTACGGAGTATTATGCAAGAGTTAAAAAAGTTGTTTCTACAGACCCAGGACAGATTATTTTAGATAGAGTCATTACAGAAAAGGGAACATTGAAATCTGTAATCAGAGGCTACAGAAGTAAATTTACAGAAGCAGAAATCACAGCAATCAAAACTCAAAAAATTGATGACTTGAATGTTACATCATTTACTTTATATTATGATGTTGCTCAAGGACAAACAACTAAATGGGAATGGAAAATATGGGATGGAGTAGTAGACCTCAGTGATAAAATAAAAGTAGAGTATGAATATAATCCTGGCATTCGAACCCACGAAACTATGTATGTTGCCAAAATTAACGGCAAGAAAGTTGTGTTTGAAAGCTACGACCAAGTTAGATTTTATTATGGCAACAATGAAGTAGTTGTAGATAATGAAACAAATCTTGCTGAAAGAGACAAACTATTAATTAACTACTATGATGGCGCTAAGACAGTAACCTCTTCGGACTCAAATATTTCAGATGAGATTACTGTAGGTTATACACCAGTGTCAGAATTTGCATCAAACGGCAGTGGCGGTGGAACATTCAAGGCAAAATATCGCAACACCGGTGCAGATGTAACATACGACTATGTTGAGAATAACAGTACTATTTCGACAGTTGATTATAAACATCAATTAGTATCGCCTGCGGGAATTACATACGACTTGCCAACTAGTGCAATAACTTCACCTGCAACACCAAATAATATCATCGGTTCAACTCCTGATTTTGAATTAGAACTTGAAGTTGATGATTTGTCTCAATATGTTTCATTGCTAACGAATGTAGAAGACGATTCGGTTGTAACGACAGGGTCTGAAACGCACATTTCACCAAACGGAATGCCAATTGATGGCGAACAGAACGCAGAAGCACAAGCAAACGCAGTAGCATCACATAGTACAATATCGTCCACTAACTTAAAAAATATACATGGGTTTAAGGGCGAACCTTCTTTATCATATTTTGGTTCTGCACCGACAACAAATAACTTTTTATGGATTGATACTAGTTCATTACCAACTGGAGAAACAAGAGAGACTGCAACATTTGGTATGACAGGTGTACAAAAAGATTTCATTACAGAATACTTGTCAGGAACTTCATCGTATAAATTTACATATCCATATAAGAATTGGAATGTACAACCAGATGGCACAGGCGGAGATGGTATAACACAATCTGATACCGCAGAAAATGATGTTAGATTTAAACAGACAGCATACGGTGAAATAAATTTCTCAACATCTGAAACTATAACACAATCTAATATGGTTATCAAAGATAACAACGGACAAATTATATCATCGGATCATTGTGAATTAGTAGCGGGTGCTGGCAATTCATATAAAATTATATTCTGGACAATAGATCCAGGCACTTCAAGTTTATTAGATGTTTTTGTAGGCGATGGTAGTGCCACTACTACATTAGCAGACTTTGGAGTCAAAGTTGTGGCCGATGTACAAGTAGCTAAGAAAGTTGAAGTACAAACATCATCTTACGTTACTACAAGTGCATATGTTTATGATGAATATAGAATAAGTTCAGGATACATTGATCCTACAAGAGTTAAATTACTGACATTAAGTGCAGACGGAAATCCATATGGATTATTGAATGTATTTAATTTAAAAGATGACCAAGGAAACGTGACTTCATCTAAATTTATTATAGAGTCATACAAATTCAGTCATGCAGGCTATGAAAATATAGATTTACATAGAGCATCAAAATCTGCAACAGCGGCACCAAATGCCGGAACAGTTAGTAACCCAACACCAGAAGGCAATTTACCAAGTTATAAAATATGGTTTAACACAGATGATAGCGAATGGTACTTATATCAAGCAGGTACTTGGTCAAAATCGTTTGTGTACTATGAACAATCTCCTACAGTTATTTGGTATGGCGACACACAATACTCAGTAGTCGATGGCAAAAGTTTTGTTGAAGACAAATTTATGAGTTATAGATGGGATCATTATGCAGATGTAGATAAAAGAATTGATCCGAGTACAAGTAATATAGTTGATATGTATGTTCTTACAAGTGACTATGTAAGACAAGTAAATCAATGGATAGCAGGTGGTTTCAAAACAGCAGTACCTACATCTCCAAATAATTACGAATTGTCAACATTGATGAGTGGTATTGAACCCAAATCGTCTATTGCAGACCATATTTCATATATACCAGTCAAGTTCAAATACTTGTTCGGCAACTTCGCATCTCCTGAAAATCAGGCTACATTCAAAGTTGTTAAGAAATCAGGAACAGCATATACTGACAGTGAGGTCAAGACCGCAGTGTCAACTAAAGTAAATGAATACTTCGAATTAGATAACTGGGAGTTTGGTGACACATTCTACTTCTCAGAATTAGCATCATACTTACATAATCAACTTGGAGATTATATTGCAAGTGTTGTTACAACACCTAAATATTCTACTAGCGGTTTTACAGACTTGCTAAGTATTACTAGTGAACCAAATGAAATTTTCTTAAGTGTAACAACATCAGAAAATGTTAAAATCATTTCAGCAATTTCATCATCAGAACTTCAAGGCGAGGATGTAGTAAGCAATGGCTAAGAATAAAATTTATGACTTTCTTCCGGGACATTTAAAGAATAGTGAATTACAAACTATCTTTGAAGGCACACTTGAACGAGCATTCTCAAAAGGCTCAGTCGAAAAGACAAGAGCATATGTTGGTAGAAAAGAAAAAGGAATAAACAGAGAAGAAGATATATATCTCTCGTTTCCTCCACATGCATATGGTCGTGAGAATTACGGTTTAGAACCAGTATACTCTAGTAAGAATGATAAGGTCTTTTATGAAGACATGTTGAATTCTTTATTTAATAAAGGTGCTTTGACAAATGACCATAGAAGATTATTCGATACTACAAAGAAAACAATTAATATACCAGTAGACTTAGACAAGTTTATAAACTACGAAATGTATTACTGGGTTAAGCCAGGATTCGACCTAACTATAACTGGTAGTAATAAAAAACATTATGTTACGATTGCCAGGGACGATGCAAATCTTTTTGCAGTTGATAACTGGTGGTCTAATGAAAACTCATGGTATCATTACGATGATATAAAATCATTTATAACAAGTACAAATAGTGATAAGATAGAACAAGCTAAACGTCCTATCATAGAATTTGATAGTAGAATAGAACTTGGAAATGATAGTTTAAATAAAGTCGCTTCAACAGATTGGGAGTTTCCTACATTTAAAATATATGACAAAGATGGCAATGCTGGAAATATAGTAGATTCAAAAATCTTTTCATATGTGATTGGTGATTCCGCATTATATAACGCAGACCAAGAATTAGGATTTGTTCCATTATTAAAAGCAGGCGATTATGCTAGTGAATTTCAATTTATTGTTGATATACCTGATAATGCACAATATGATTTAGATGGAGTAATGACTGGTATCTATATTGATACTACATTCGATTATAGAAACTTTAGACAAGAGTATGGAAGAGAATCTGGGAAAGTATTAACCTTATCACAAACACCAAAGACAACTAATGCCGTTGATGTTTATGTTGAGGGTATGAAACAGATTGCTAATTATACAGTTGATTTGACAAACAATACAGTGACATTGGATAATGAACCAGATGGGTTTGTGTATATTGATTACTGTACAAAAAGCGGTGTAGTAAATGATGGCGACAACGGCTTTCAACGATTGCATCACTCAATAGAATTTAACGTAGATAATAAAAGCTACAATAATATAAATTTATCATACTCAATATTGTATGAACATTTTTTAAGAATTTTAGAAACTGCTCCTGGTCTTACCGGTGAAGCAAATGGATTTAATAACTTTAGAAACCTAAATACTGTTGGACATCTTAACACTTTTCATAATAAAGGAAGTGTGTTAGTTACAAACTCTGTTGATGTTAAAGATGCATTCTTTTCTATAACAAGGGATGATTATGACCCAATAAAAGCAGTTGAGTTTTTATCAACAACGTATCAAGGATACAAAAACAAATTAGTAACGACAGTAAGAGATATTCTCAATGATGCAGGAAGCCAATCTAAATCAGACTTAATGATTTTAGAAGAAGCAATAAATCTAATTGCATTATCAAAGAGAGATAGCATTAGTATATTTGATAAACTTGACATGATTAATCATGGTGAATTATACTCTAATTACCAAGAAGCAGAAATAACAGAAATTATAGCAGATGCTACTGAACAGTTTGTACCTGATGAATTAGGAGCTATAGCGTTTCCTGAAACTCTGTCAGTATTTAAAGATGGTGTATTGCAAAGACTTAACATAGATTATACTATCATTATCAGTCAAGGCGGTAAGGATATTTTAAATTTTAGGTCTCCGGTATCAGGCAACAGTACTATCTATCTTAGAAGATATGATAGCATCAAAGAAACATTCGTCCCACCAAGTGCTACATACTTGAAATTATACCCAGCATTTAGACCTATGATTATGGATGATATGGGATATAGTTCCGGAGTAACACAATTCCTTATAGGACATGACGGTTCAAGAATGAAACTTTGGGGCGACAAGACAGATGACATTATGTTAATGTTTGAAACTCTTATATGGAACAACCTAGATGATAATCTTGCAAGAACAAATTTAGATGCTGTAAATTATGGGGTGTACAAATCTGCACCAAGCGAATGGTCTAATTCTGAAAAGAACTACACGATGTATCCTTTCTTTAAGAAATGGCTAATTAGAAATAATATAGATGATTTGCAGAATACAGGATTTGATGCTAGTGATTGGACTACATGGAATTATAGAAACATAAATGCAGACTCTCCGGGACACTGGCGTGGTATATTTAAATATGCATACAATACAGATAATCCTATAGAAGAACCGTGGAAAACAATAGGACTTTCACAAGAGCCTACAACGTTTAGAACTACATACGGTTCCAACTTTGCTGACCCAAGTTTTTGGTCTAACTTATTTTCTATTAATAATATCACAAATGTTCCAATTCCAGTCGATGCTGGCGGCAACTATATTGATATTAATAATTTATTTTTTAGCGGATCAATCTTAAACAATGATATAGGCAGATTATCAGAAGATTGGGAATTCGGTGATGGATCTCCAGTAGAAATGGCATGGAAGAATTCAAGTGAATATCCTTTCATAGAATTCATACTAATGATGCTGACCAAACCTTTCAAAATATTCCACACATACAAAGATGAAATTGATACGAGTATTTCAATTTACAATAGTAGAGAAGGATATAATACTGCAAATATCATAATACAAAAACAAGATTATGAATTTAAACTTGGCTCAAAGCTAGGTGGATTTGTTAATAACTTCAAGCTGTTAGCAGAAAATACATCTATGACTAACAGTAAATATACAGAAATTCCTAAAGACAATTATGATTTAGTAATACATTCTGGTGAGCCGAATAGAAGTGAATTTTTCAGTGCTATTGTTATTGAAAAAGTTTCATTAGATAGCCCTCATCCGGTATATTCAAAAGCAAATACTATGACATATCTAAAAGGTGATATTGTCTTAAATGAGTTTGACGGCAAATATTACAGAAGAATAGCAGAGTCACAGACAGCAAAAGAACAACAATCAAGTCCTATAATTCAATTTGATTATCAAGCATGGTCTCTTATCTCTCAACCAAAGACACAATCATTTGGATATAGAATACAAGGATATGACGATATCAATCCTACATTCTTTGCAATGGATTGGGATAGAACATCTGGCGAAAAGGCATTCAGTACTAAAGGTGACAGAATGCATCTTTCTGATTGGCAACAAGGAAACTATTATAGACAAGATTCTTATATGAAATATCAAGGACAGCCTTATGTTTGTCTAAATGCACATACATCTACTACATTGATAGATGATAACATTGAGGATTGGAAACAGCTAGTAGAATGGCCAGTTACTAATGTAGTTACAGCATACGGTTGGAAAAAGTTTAAAAATGATGCTGTAAAAACATTCAACTATGGTGATATTTTAACTTCGATAGATGATGTCGCACACTTGATGGTAGGCTATCAGGAATATTTAGGACTGATAGGTTGGGGATTTACGGATATAGATGAAGATGGAAACACCATTGACTTTAAACAGCTTTTATTAAAATTCTTAGAATGGAGTTCAGAGACACATGAACCAGGAGACTTTATTACACTATCTCCTGTATTATTAACAGGTAGTTTCACTGCACCATATGGTGTCGCATCAGTTAGAAAAGAAACACATAAAAACTTCTATCGTGTTGTAGATGCATCTGGAAGATTAATTCCAAACTCAGAAATATCATTCACAACAGATGGCAAGGCCATAAACTTTAGAAGTAATGTTCCGGTATACGGGATGAAGATTGATATACAAGACGTAGAACATGCGTTTGTAGTAGACAGAGTAGATAGTTATGGTGACATAATATATGATCCTCATATGCACAATAGAAACTTACGTATGCAAATTGATTGTAATAGGCAGTCAGATTGGGACGGAACTTTAACAGTTGACGGTTATTTAACATACGGCGATGAACTAATACCTAACTTTGAAACAATGGCAGAAGAGTCAAAGTATTACAGAGATACACTTATTGACCAAAGTTTGGAAGCAATAAATGGGCTAAAAGGTTCACAAATAGGATATAACAAACGAGCATACTTAAGCAATCACGGCATTGAAAGAGAAAGTGCGTTAGAATTCTATAAAGGCTTCTTGGCACATAAAGGAACTGAGTCTTCTATTAACAGAATTATTAACAACAATAGTAACTTCAAAGATATTACTCACCAAGATGTTTGGGCAATAAAAGTAGATGACTATGGTAAAGTAAACAACGGATATAATATAACTAAGTCTGTCAACACTATTGACATTTTAAGTGACCCACATGCTGTAGAATTTGATACGCTTCCTAGGCCTTTTGTGTACAGAGATATTACAAAAGAATTTCCAATTAGAACTACAGGATATGTGGATGGAAATGACGTTAATTACACAGTAAAAACAGAATATGATTTAACATCATTGAATGCCAATACATTATATGAAGGCGATACAGCTTGGTTGCAGTTCGACCCAATACGTGAATGGGACGTAAGACGCTTAAGTGAAGTAGCAGAAATTTCTTATGTTGGTGAAACAGAAGACAATCAGTTATATTTGGGTTTAGTAAATGAAATTGATATCGTTGATAGCGTATATATAAAAATTAAAAATGAAACTATTGATCCAGAAATTGCAGATTATTATTATCTAGTAAGCAACGGCACAAAAGAAGTAGGCGGAATTACAATATATGAGTACCTAGTATTTGAATTAAATTATGAACCTCTTATTGTAGAAATCGATAGTTCAACATCTAGCAGTTTGTTTGTACCAACTTCATCCTCACAAGGAGTTGAAGCAATAGGCTCAGTAAGTAACCCAGTATTTGCATCAGGTGATGCATTAGTAATTGATGGCATAAGCTATACTTACACACCAGGGTCTGGTTCAGTATCAAGTGGAATTGCAATAGGTGGTGACGGTGCAACAGTTGATCCGGTAATATCAGCAAATGAAAAAATGCAAATGGTTGTATATGGAAACAATGGAACTATTGTAAACTCGAATACAGTTGTTACATTTAGAGGAACAACAGCAACAGCAACATCGGCGTTAGCGTCAGTCAAAGATGACATAATTGAAATTGATGGTACACCATTGACTATTGGATATAGTGCAATTTCTAGCATCAGCGAGACTTCATCTGTGACAGAAACAACTGCGGTTGCATCAGGTGATACTATTGTCGTTGATGGAACAACAAAGTCTTTTGCAGACTTAACTGTTACTGGAACTGTTTCAGCGCCAACTATACCTCAAAACAAACCACTACAGGTTAATGGAACATTGCTATCACTAACCGCGGCAGATGATATAGATGCAGTTATACTAAACATTAATACGAATAGTCTTGATGTTATTGCAAGTAAAACAGCGAATGATGAGTTAATATTAACTACAACAAGTGGTGTACTTGAACTATCAGGTTCCGCACTAACTGACTTGGGTTTATCAACTACTTCATCATATAAACAAAGTAAGTTTAAAAATATTGCTACAGAACTATCTACAATATCAGGTATAACATCTACTGTATCAGCGGGCGGATTGTTAACTATTGCAAGTACAAACAACACAATGACATTGGCTGGGACAGCATTGTCGGTGTTAGGCATGACTGCTGGTAATTATAGTGCAACAAGTAATCCAACTGCACAATCGGTTGTTAATCAAATCAATGCGTTGG